ATGATCAAGATTGATCCGCACGACCGCATAGATCTAACCGGCCCTTGGGCCGGTTTCGGTTTTCAGGGCGGCCACATGTTCACCCCCGAAGGCCACCAACTGGAACCCTGCGACATGGCCTGGTGGTCGTTGACCTGCAACATCGCCCGGGAATGGCGGCTGATGATGGCTGAGGAACGGACCGAGGTGGCCACCCGATCGGTACGGCCCCGACAGGCTTGTGCCACAACGAAATCCAGCGTCATCTACCTTGCCGAAGTGCTCAGAATTCGCCGAGAACGGCGGTTGGGCGCGGGTGTGTCCGGTCCCGACGCCGAGGCGTCCAATGTGGTCTATATGAGCCGTGGGCCGAGGCCACGCCAGCGCGTGTAAGGCGGTTCCGTAGGGGCAAGGCCCCTACACCCCTTAGAATGGCCGCTGGATTGCTTGGGGGTGCCATAGATGGCGAGTTCGACGGGATTGGTATGGAAAGTGGCGCTCGGCGTGTTCTTGGGCGGTAGCTCGCTGCTGCTGGCTACATGCGGTGTCCTGGCGGTTGCAGGACACGCACTTGAACAGGAACAGGAACGCGCAGGAAAGGAGCTTGCCCGCCAACTTGAGCGCGCTTACTCCGAAATCCCACTCCCTACGGCATCGATCAATGATGTCAGGAATAAGCGCGAGGCCGCTAACCGGGCGGCAGCGCGCAAGGAACTTCCCCCGGGGCATCGTTGCATCAACGGTCAAACGTTCCGTCGAGTCGAAAACGGTTGGGTGCAGGTTTCCTCAACCTGCACTCCGTGATACGTCGCGCTAGTTTCCGCTATAGCGATTCTGCACCGACTCAGGGAACGTGGACATGGGGCGCTCACCGACCGCAATTACCGCACTGGGTGGGCCACTTGGCGGCGCACTGAGAGGTTGCACACCCGCAATATGAGTGCTGGCACCTGAATCGACCTGGCGCGGTGCGCGATACGGATTGTAGGCAGGTCCGTCGCGCGCGATTGCAAGGCACACCGGCAACCTGACCTTTGCCTTGGTGCCCTGCTCGGTTACGCACGTGCAGGTGGTGTCCTGCTCGGTGGTGCCAGAAGCCATGCAATACAACTCGGGTTGCGACTGCACGGACCTGTCATCGAACGCCGGGGCGGACCACGGCTGAAACTCAATCCGCGGCGTGTGACGTTCAATGTACTCCTCACGGGTGAGGGGCCGTGCCGCCGGCCCGCCCGCGCCCAAGGGCGCCAGGGCTCCCGCCGCCGGCAAAGCACCGGCCCCCTCCTCCACCTTCTTGGGGGTCGGAGAAGGCTTGATGATGAACGCATAGATCATCCAGACACCGAGAATCAGCACGATGGTCACGGACAGCGCCTGCCAGACCTTCTTAGGCACCTTGAACTTGTGACTGGCCGTGTGCAGCGTAGCGCTGCGATAGCGGCTGTAAAGCGCCTTCGGATAGGCCCAGATTTCTTCCTCGGCTTTGTCGCGCACCTTCTCATCGTAAGGATCGCTCTGCACACGCGACCACGTGAGCACGCCAGCACGCTGCATGCCGAACGAACGATTCATGTGTGTGTGCGAACCGATAAGCGTGCGCAACTGGTGGTGGATCTTGTTCGGCCATTGCGTGACGAACACAAGATCGAAGCCGCGATGCCGGTGCGTAGACATTGCGCGAATGCGCGGGTCATCGGATTCGCCCGGCTTGCCCGTAGACGGGAACAGCCTGCCATAGCGCTCAAGACCCTGCGTGTTGCCATCGGAATGCGCTTCGTCGTAGATCACGAATGAGCCATCCGGCAGCTGCGTCCAGTCGTTGTGTTCGGGCAGCTTTTCCATCCATGGGAAGGCATCTGAGCCTTCCTCAGCCGTTGCGCCCGCGATGTTGGTAAAGAAGCGACGCGGCTGCGCCTTGCCTTCCTTCACCTGCTGCTGGTTTTGCTCGTAGAAATCAAGCGCCATGGACATTGCGCGCAGGGTCTTGCCATTGCCGGGCTGACCCGAAATCAGATACATCATTTGGACGCTGCCTTCTGAATGGCGACCTTGCCTGCATCAATGACGACCTTAGTCACGATGGCAGAGCCGATCATGGTGATGGCCTCCCCTGCCCCGGCCATGAGCATCACGTTTGCTAGATCCGCTGAAATGCCCGACCACTTCTGCGTAATGAGGTTCAGTGCGCCCTTGACGAGCGGCAGGAGCGCTGCGCCTGTGGCAAGACCAAGACCGGCGCCGGTCAGTACACGCGCAAGGGAGTTGCCCAGGAGTTGAGTAAGAAACGCGGCGAGCCAAGGCATTACTTGCGTACTCCTGAAACGATGATGGCGGCTGCAATAGCAGCGCAAGCGATGACTAGCCCCCTGATCATCAGTGCAAAATCACAGAGAGGCTTGAACTCGAAGCTGATGGACGTGGAGATGGATCCAACGCCTACAGTCATGGTCTTTGCAGCAGGGCAGGAGCCGCCGCCGAGGCCGCTGGACCACTGGCCGAGGTAGCTACTCGGAATAGGCGGGTCGGCGTAAGGTATCGGAATGTCACCGGGATACGTGGGGTTCTCAGGAAGGCTCGGATTTTCGCCGTCACCATCACCATCACCGTCGCCATCCTCACCGCCGTCACTATCGCCGTCACCATCACCGTTACCACCGCCCTCGCCGTCTCCACCACCGCCATCACCGCCACCATCTCCATCACCACCACCATCACCTCCGCCGTCCCCGTCACCGCCACCCGTCTCCCCGCCGGTACCGCCGCCATCATCACCACCGCCGTCGCCAGCAGGCTTGGGCTCTGGCGCATCAGCGTTAGTGCAAACGCCGCCCGTAGGCGCATAGCTGACGCCCGCGACGCCTTGAGGGTCCAAGGCGCTGGAATACATGCAACCGTTGTGACAGGCATTCACAGAGCCAGCAGTGGTGCCGCCCTCCCACCCAAATTCTTCCGGCCTAGCACTGCATTTGGTCTTCCATCCGCGCTTGCTCGTGGCGTATCGCCCGCTAGCCGCAGTTGCAGGCCGAACAAAACCCACATAGGCGTTATCCTCCCGCTCAACCATCGGCTTCCAATTGGAGCCACCTCCTGCGTTGGATATCGCCGCCTGCTCTGACGCCGCCGACCACGCCGCTGCATACGCTTCGCCTTCATCCTCGCACTCAGCGTAGGAAACGCCCGCGTTGGAGGGGCACCCGGAAGCCTGAGCCGATGCAGAGAGGCTGTAGAGCGCTGCAAACACGACCGGAAGAATGATGCGCCGCATTTAATCACCGAATGCGATGTAGAGCGCCGCAGTACCAGCGCAGAGGACGAAAAGACCCAGCATCACGAATTCCCCATGAAAAAAGGGGCCGGATTGCCCGGCCCCGTGTCACAGCGATCAACCGAAGATCGCACCCTTCAGCCACTTGAATCCGACCGAGATTGCGGCCGGTGCCAGCTTGGCGGCGCCGATAGCGCCCAGGACGGCGGACAGTCCACCCAGAACGGTCAGTGCAGCAGTTGCGTCGAGATCCATGGTGTTCCCCTTTCGTTAGTTGCGGATGGTTCTGCCTAGTTGCTTGTATGCCCACGCCACGGCGAAACACACCGCAACCATGGACAGGATTCCCGACACCTCGGCAGTGGTCAGGGCGGGAATGTCGGTGCGCGGCACAAATGCGGCTTGCACGCATTCACCGGTCTGCTGGTTGAACTGCAAGCATTCGTAGACGTACCGCGCCATGACTTAGGCCTGCGCGGCAGCGCGGGGCGCGGCCTTGGGCAGCATGCGCAGGACGGTGAATTTGCTCAGCGAAGCAACGCCCTTGTTGACCTGCAACATGGACTCGATATCGAGCTCGTACTCGCCCTCGAGGTAGCCCGGCTGGCCCTTGTCCAGGCGCACATCAAACGGATAGGCGAAACCACCGGTTTCAAGCTTGGCCTTCTGCTTGCGGGTGATGTACTCGACGTTGTCGCCAGCATCGTTCTTGAAGCTGCCGCCGCGTTCGTCGATTTCGTTCTTCAGGACGGTGACCTTGACGCTCATGTGTTACCCCTCTTGGGTTGGTTGTACGGCCGCGATTTCGGGCCAATGCGCTGCTGTTTCGCCTGTTACCCACCTCGGCAGCTTTGGCGAGGTGCAGGATTCAACGACCGTCCGCAACGACTGATCGTCCGGACAGTTCTTGGAGATGAAATTCAGAGCCGCGCCGTACTGACGGCGGATGTGGCGACGAACGCTCTTCCACGTGGCTTCAACGGCTGCTTTCGTGATTTCGATTCGGGTGGCGACGCAGTTGAGAAAGCTCAGCACCGGATAGGCGCCCAGCAGGTACGTTGCTGGGTCGCGCAGAATGTCGAGCGGCAGTTCCTTGCGATTGGAGTTGCGGAACTGCGCTTCGTAGCGCACCCAAGGCGAACTCTTGTCGCCCTGCTCCCTGCCCTTCTCATAAACGCGCAACTGCTTTTCGGACTTCTTGCCGCCCACGTAGAAGGTTTTGCCATCGCCGCTGTCGTAGTCATCCACCAGCTGCGCTTTAGGGCGCTGACCACGGTTGTCAAACTCGCCAGCGGCGTACCACTTCTGTGCCAAGCGCAGGGGGTAGTTGCCCACCAGGTCATCGGCGCACACATCCACTCGGGTGATCCGTCCGCCGCAGCTTTCGAGCTTCGCTCGAAGCTCCAGCCACCGCTGCGCATGGCCGCAGCGCGCTGCGCCTATCGCCTTGCATCCATCACCGGTTAGCTCGATGCGGGCGGTATACGTGCCATCTGCGCGGCGGCAATCTTCGCCACCGAGTTCGATCATGCCGACGAACTTCTTAGCCGCGTCCATGATCTTGATTCGCCACGTGTAGAAGCGACCGCCGCCCACGGTTTCATCCAGTTCAAGGCCGAGCCCGGCGAAGAACCAGCAGAACACCTGCAGGGCCGCGATGCGTGCGTTGTCCGGGGAGAACTCAATCCACTGGCGGACCTCTTCAAAGCTGTCGCCATCACGGAACGCGAGTTCGTCCAGCGCTGCGCGCAGATCGATTGAGGCGGAAAACCAGTCAATGCCGACCGTCAGGGTTCCCTGCGCGTTCCTGAATTCACTGACTCCCCTGTTAGACGAGGGGAGTCCCGACCCGGCCAGCACCGCGCGATCACCGGCCATTGCAAACATCCTTCCGGCGCAGGGCGAACACCAGCGACCAATACAGGCCCGTGAGCAGCACGCCGCCAACGACATAGACGACCAGCGGATCGCGCAAGAACTCAGCGACCATTGCGAAGCTCCGCACGCAGCCAGTGGATGAAGCCGAATACGACAAGCACGAAGGACGCCGGGTGCGGGGCGATAGCGAACAGGCCGACAGCCGGAAGGACCCACGGGAAGGGGCGGTCACGAAACATGGGTTGCCTTCTGCCGTTCGGCGTAGTAGGCAGCGACCAGAAGATCGCCGCGCTTCGTGGCGGCGATTTCCAGCTTTGCCAGCATGACGACCCGGGCTTCTGCCTCAGGCTTGGGCGCCGTTGCCGCGAACAAATCGCGAGCTTTGCGCGGGAAAGTGGCAACGCCGTATGCGATGGCGATGCAGGCACCAATCAGGGCGAAGGCAAAAAAGGGCTCGGTCATGCCAAAATCCCCCAATTCATTCTGAAGCCACAGGGGGTGGCATGGGCATTCGGATCAACGTTACCCTGAGCCAGGGTTCTATTAGCTTTCTCTTCTTCTCTGGCTTCGGTCTTGGAGTGGTGATCACCGCCATTGCGCTTCTGGGAAACGAAATCCCTCTGAAATGCTTTGAGGCTGGAAACGGGGCAGATTGGGTCGCTGCTATCGCTGGCAGTGTTGCTGCTATAGCGACTATCCTGATTGGGCGAGCCGCGCAGGAATTCACTCGTGATGCCGAGAGCGCTAGGCGTCAGGAGTTCATTGAAGCAGGCCTTCGCGACGAGGCGCTCGTTGCGTCCCAGCGTGCGGACATCGCTGAGCGTCTTCGAAGGGAGAATGAGGCTACTATCGCTCAGATTCTTGTAATGAAAGCGATGGCGGGCAAGGCGCGGTATCCACAGCAAGTGATGAATCATGTCTTCCCCGATAAAGGGGGCGTGAATCCCAGCTTCGCAAAGGCCCATAGCACTTTGATTCTTCAGCTTGAGCTGACAGTGGTGAACGTCGACTCGATCACCTGGAGTGACGATTCGAAGAAGGCGCTCGATGCCGCATCCATCGAGGCTCTTTCGACTCTCGAGAAGGAGGCGCTCTGGTACCGAACGGTCACAACGAATCAGCTTAAATTGATCAAGGCTAAGGTCGCCGATGCGAAGAAGAGCGCGGGTAAAGCGCAAACTCCTGATTGGGAAAATGAGCGCGGACTTTCCGTCGTTCGAAAGACGGCGCTTAGCCTCTCGCAATATGCTGATGAATTCATCGGGTGTTTGGAGCGCCGGGCTGAGCTGTTTAAGTGACGTGCGGCGGCCTCCCTGGGTTCTCCGGCGGAGGTTCGCGGAAGTAATCTGAGGGCACATGGCCGTTCAACCCCATTGAGCACGCCTCAATGTATAAAGGGGTTGAACATTTGTGTCAACAGGGTTGAACGATGCAGACCGTTGCAGATCTCATAGATGCGGCCCGCAAGGCGCTGAGCGTCAGTAGTGACGCGGAATTCGCGCGGCGACTTGGCGTGTCGCGCGGAACAATCTCCAACTGGAAATCCGGCTATTCCCTGCCGGATACTGTGATGTGCGCGACTTTGGCCGGGTTGACCGGACTACCGTTGGCCCGCGTCCTGGGGATTGTTGGCGAGGCGCGTGCTGTCAGTCGGGAGGAAAAGGCGGTTTGGCGAAAGCTGGCCGCCACAGCAATGGCGCTATGCCTGGCCGTTGGCTTTGCCCTACCCCACAAGGCTCATGCGGCCGCTACTGGCTTTGATAAGGCCGCAGTCTATACATTATGCGAAATGACATATCTGCCGTGGTCGGGTTCGTCGGCTCTGCATGGCAATGGCTGCGGCTCTGGTGACGAAGCAGGTAAATCTGTTACCCAGCGCCATGTAAAAGTGTTACTTGTTCGGCGGCGAGCGCCTGTCGCCTCTGGTTGCCGCGGACAACCTGCCCTGGTTGCGAGCCTAGCTCGCCCGTTCCGCGTCGGAACCTCGCCCCCAAAATTGGGCCAAGCTTTGGTGGTCGCCGCAGCGACAGTGCTCTAGCTCCAATGTGGCCATCGGGCCCGCACAATGTAGTCATGCTGCCCACGTACGCCCCCAGCTGCTCGTTAGCAAGCTGTAGCGCAGCATAGAAGTTGCTGGCCGATGCTGCTTCGGCGGTTGCCGGAACGACTGTGTTCTACCTGCAATGTAGCCATGGCGCCCGCAGAATGCAGCCATGTTGCCCGCACATAGCGCCTGCTTTCGATGATGTTCGGACATGTCGGGGTGCGAACTGTTGCCGTCTTAGAGTTATGCTTGCGTCTATGGCGAACATCGAGTCCCGCGATCGCGTGCGCTGATTTCCGTTTCGGTATCCTGGTTAGAGGCGTTCGATGAGCTACCTAGCATCCCTGTCCACTTTTCAGCAGATGACTCTCTTTGCCGCTCTCGTCATGTTCTCGGCGGTGACGGCGACCCTTGCCGCAATTTTTGTGGCGTATCGTCAGAACAAGCGGCTGGGTGACCGCTCAGGTGGTTTCGATAGACGGCCTAGTCGCTCTGGCTGCGGTAGCCGATGAAGGCGGTAGCCTAGTCAACTCGCGCTGATGTCAACTGAGATGTTCGATCAGCGGTTGTGACTACACCCCCGGGTTAGTCTGTTTCGACCGCTTGCGTTTCGGTCTGGCATCAGCAGCGATGCCAGCTTCCTTGGATCGCTTGAGCGCCACTTCCAACTGGGCCGGCAAATCCCGAAGTCCTGTCAATTGCCCTTCGAGCGCGTCACATCTGCCGCGCAGAATATCGGCAGATTGACCTGCCTTGGTTGCCGCTGATTGGGCGGCTTGGATATCTTGGCGCAGCTGGTTCTCAAGGGCTCTATGTTGTTCGGTTGCTTTGCTCAGCTGCGCCTGAAGCGCCCTCACCTCTTGGCGCGCGCGGTCGACATCGCTCAGCGCCCGATTCTCGACAGATCTGACGTGCTCGGCCCAGTCTTCTCGCTCAGATTTCGCCGTTTCCAGCGCCTGATGGAGACGGGTGAGGCCGTGGTGATCCAGTTCCTGGTCGACCACATCCAGCGCAAGAACAAGACGGGCCTGGTTAGCGAGCTGCCGCCGGCGTTGGATCGGGCGTTGGTTGCGGCCGGCCTCAAGGCCAGAATTGGGCCGCTCAAGCTTGCGACCGTGGTCCAACGCGTGGCCGTGCTGTCCACGGCGCACAAGTTCAAGCGCTTGGCCAACCCGTGCGAGCTGCCCAGTGTTAGGACGCTGTTGAGCCGCGCCCGCCGAGCCTCAGTCAAACGCGGTGAGCGGCCGACCAAGAAGACCGCCATCACCCGGACCGAGCTCGAAGCCATGCTCGCGACCTGCGATGACAGCCTGGAAGGCCTGCGTGATCGCGCCCTACTCTGCTTTGGCTTTGCCAGCGGCGGGCGCAGGCGTAGCGAGATCGCAGCCGCGGACATGCGGGACCTGCGCAAGGTGGGCGAGGACGGCTACATCTACCGGCTGGAGTACTCCAAGACCCAGCAGGCCGGGGTGAAGGTGGATTCGACTCCGGACAAGCCGATCCTGGGCCGCAGCGCCGAGGCGCTGGCGGCTTGGCTTGAGGCGGCAGACATACAAGAGGGAGCGATCTTCCGTCGGATCTGGAAGGCACGGGTTGGCCCCGCCCTTCTACCCGGCTCAGTGGCCACGATCGTGAAGCGTCGGGCGAGGTTGGCAGGATTGGAGGGGGACTTTGGGGCGCACAGCCTTCGGTCCGGGTTTGTCACTGAGGCCGGTAAGCAAGGCGCGCCATTGCCTGCAGTCATGGCCATGACTGAGCACCGTTCCGTGGCGAGCGTGATTGGTTACTTCCAGGCCGGAGCAGCAGAAGACAACCCTGCCGCTCGACTACTGAAGTAATTTGAGCCCGACCGCAAAAAAAAGCGCAACGCGTCCAGAAGCCGACGGACAAAGTTGACCAGCCCATATCGGACCTAAATTGTCACAATGCGATCCGATTTCCAGCGACATGTCGGAAGGCGCGATCACGGCAGGTGAGAAGGACGACCTGCATGCGGGTTGCTGCGTCCGACAGAATCTCGATCATCGTGTCGAGACGGGCATCGTCGGAGTAGACCAGCGGATCGTCCAGTATCAGCGATACGGGCTTTCCCTGCTCCAACAGCATATCGGCGAATGCAATGCGCGTGAGGACAGCAAGCTGCTCTTGCGTGCCGCGCGACAGGCTCGCGCAGCTTTCCTCCATGCCCGCACGGATCACGCTTTCGAGACCGAGATCCTCCGAAAAGGTGAGCTCGCATCCAGGCAGGAGGCGCTCTATATGACGCTTCGCTCGCGCCGCCACCGGACCGACAAATTTGGCCGACGTCTCGTTACGGGCGGCATCGAGCGTGCTTCGCAGCACCTTCAGTGTTTGAGCTTCATCGGTGATGCGCTGAAGAGCAAGACGAGCCACCTCAACTTCCTCGGAGGCGGCAGCTGTCCGATCGGCGAGGCCGAGCCCGCCCTCGCTCTCGATAGTCCCTTCAAGGCGCGCGATATCGGTCTCCAGCCGCGTTCGGGTTTCTACGGCCGTGCGCACCCTTGCATCGATCAATTCAATCTTGCGCTTGATTGCCGCAACGTCGTGCACAGAGGCATCGCGGAGCGCGTCTTCAACCTTGACCGAAGCCTCGGCGGCTTGCTCGCGCGCCTTGGCCAGATTTTCGGTAAGCGTCGTCCATTCAGGTCGCCGCTCGATCGCCTCAAGCGTGCTGACGGCGTTGGCAACATCGCTCGAGGCCCTGGCTTCTGCCGTCGCAAGTGGCGCTGCCTCCTGCTCGGCGCGACGCAGGGCCTCGATGGCGCTATCCTGGGCACCTTCGGCACGGGCTGCGGCGCTATCGGCCGTATCCATCGCCTTCGTGAGCGCCGCGATATCGGGAAGTTCCCCCTCCCCTATGGCATCTTCCGTGCCGAGCTCGGCGATGAACAGCTTGAGCGCGGCGGATCCAGCGGCAAGCTGAAGGACATCATCGGCGGGAGTGGCCGCTTCGATGCGCGCCTCCAGGGTTCGCAGCTCCGCTGCGGCATCCCTGGCAATCTCGTTGCGGGCTCTCGCGGCAGCAAGATCGACGACACCGAGATCGTCGAGCGCCGTTTTCCTCTTACGAAGCGCAGACGCCAAGACCTCCACGGCGCTGGTGGCAGACGCCGGTGGCGTGATCTGAAGCTCGGCGGCGCCGAAGCGGATATGAACTTCGCGATCAACAATGCGCGCGCCGATTGCCATTGGCTCGTCATCAATCGTAATTCCGTCCGCTGAGCCGGACAATGCAATCCGGGTTGCTCCGGCGTTCACCACCGCTTGAGCTTCAGCAACGGCGCGATCATGCGCTTCAAGCGACGTCAGCACTTTCGGGGCGATCGCCGTGTCGGAGAGCGCCTTCGCGGTGCTGTTTTGTTCGTCAAGCTTCAGGAGGTCGGCATGTCGCCGACGCGCGGCCTGGATCGCGGCACCACGACGGCTTTGTCGGATCCGCTCTTCGCCTTCAGCCAGGGCCGTTCGCGCGGCCTGGCGGTCCGTGCGTGCGGAATCGAGCGCGAAGCGCGCATCCACCGCCTTCTGCTTCGCCGCCGACAATGCGTCGGTAACCCCGAGACGCTGTTCGGTTGCCTGGATCAGCGCGACGTTGGCATTCATCCGGGCCTGCGTCGCGTCGTCGTGACGCTGCTGAAGGTCTGCAAGCGCCTTCACCTTGCCGTTGACCGCTTCTTGCTCGGCACGACGGGTGGTGAGGATCTGGGCCGCCGCTCGTGCGATATCGAGCGAAGCAACCAGGCCACTCCGCGTCTCCGCGTCTGTGTTGTCCGACATCTCGCGCTGGATGATCTTCAGGCGGGCGCGAGCCGCCTCGACATCTGAGAAGTTGCGCTCCAGCGTGGCCAATCGATCCGCGGTTTCGCGCGCCGTGGTCTCGGCAGCCTCGAGCCGCTCACGCGCGTCGGTTTGCCGGCCACGCTTCTGGCCGGTCGGTGTCCAGTAGAGCTCATATTGAGCCTCGACCCGATCCCTGACGCGGCGATAGGCAGCGCCGCCCATGATCGATCCGACTTCCGCCTCGAGCGTGGAGGTGATGCTGTCGCGCACGATCTGGCCGGGCGCGGTCACGGACAAGGCCTCGGTCTGGGCGACCCAAAGTAAACCGAGCGTGCCATAGGTCGCGACATCGCCGCCCCGGCTCGTGTCGCGGACCGAGCCGAGCAACGCATTCAAGCGCGCCTCGGCCTCTTCCCCCTGCGCACGGCCCTGAGGCCCCGAGACCTCGACCGAGGCGCTGCGCAAGAAATGCTTGGTCACCGACCAAGGCGTGCCATCGACATCGAAAGCGACCTCGACCTCAGGACTGACTGCATCGCCGTGTGGGGCGAAGGATTGGGCCAGCTGATTGCGCGTGTTGAAGCGGACGAAGAAGGCCGCGCGCAAGGCCTCGAGAAGCGTCGACTTGCCCGTCTCATTCGGCTCGATGACGACGTTCAGGCCGTCGGTAAGGCCCTCGATCACAACGGGTGCGCGGAACTTCCGGAAATTCTTCACCGCGATGCGACGAATAGCGAAGCTCATGCCGACTCCTCCCGGCTATATTCGACGAAGAGGCGCTCAAGGGCTCGCTTCGCAACCGCCGCATCCTCGCCGCCACCTTCGATCCTGGCATTAAGCATCGCCGCCGCCGCCCCGAGCATGCCCTCGACGGCCAAGTTCGCAATGTCTTCTTCGCTCGGCCGACCCACCAGATCATCCGCGCGCACGTCGAGATACCGCAGCTGATGGCCGAGATCGTTTTCGAGCCGACCCAGCATGTCAATCCGGTCGCCGAGACTGGTGATACCAGCCAGCGTAAGGCGCAAAAGCGTTGTGGGCGCGTCGATCGCGCCGAGGAGCAATTCGCACTCTGCATCGAACGCTGCCCGGTCACTGACCATCCAGTCCCGCAAAAGCCATTGGAAGCGGCCCGTGCGGATCGGCGTGACGGACGGCTCCACACCGGTCGACAGCTCGACGACAAGGGCCTGTCCGGGATCGTCCCGCTGGAAGCGGTCGACTTCGGGCGTGCCGGCATACCAAGTGCGACCATCGACGCGGAGTGCCCCGTGCCAGTCACCGAGTGCCAGATAATCGAGGTTCGATCGGCGTGCGCGATCGGGCGCGATCTGGTTCCTCGTTTCGCCCTGCGAGCCGAAGTCACGGATCGAACCGTGTGCGAGACCGATACGGAGGGTCGCGCCGGGCGTCTCCATGGAGTCGAAGCGGGCGGTGGGATCTTCGAGATTGTGGCGATGCTCAAGCGGCGCGGGCAGCAGCCAGACGCCGGGGTTCATCTCGATCGGCTCGGGCGTCGACAAGATGGCGATGTTTTCGCTCGCCCGTTGACGGACGCGATCCCATAATCCGCCATTGCGCGCGAAATCATGGTTGCCTGGAAGCAACCACCAGCGACAGCTATGACGGCTCATCCGGGATATAGCTTGGACAATCGTCCTGTCCTCCGGACCTTCGGTGTCGAAGATGTCGCCGGCAACGACGACGTGCTGTGCCCCGTGTTCGATCGCCGCGCGCCCAAGTGTGTCGATTGCCTCGAACCGCGCCTCGCTGAGGCCGGCCCGGACTTCGGGCTCGAAGTACCGATACGGTTTGCCGAGTTGCCAGTCAGCAGAATGGATGAATTTCAATATGCCCCCCCTGGTCAGGATTTCCCTATCCTCGCTATGCGCGGGAAGTTCTCGGCCGCCGCCAGCTCGATCTTAACCGACGGGACAATGTTCGGCACCCTCAAAAATACTGCTGCCCCTTTGTTGGGGTCTTCTTGTTGGGGTCTTCCCCCAAGAGGTCACGTCGCACTCCCGCTTGCCATTCGCAGGCGATGCCGCCCAAACTGCGAAACGATCCTGAATGACCACCTCGGGTCGAATGCAGCCCATCCCTGCCCTACCCCCGATAAATCTTCCTAATCGCGGAGCAGTGTGTGTGCTTGCCGACACGATTGCACGACTGCAAGTGCCCTGCCATTCTGCAGGCGTGGCCGGCGACCCACCCGCATGGTAAGCCGGTTATTTAACAGGTCCAGTAGTACGCCAGAACCTCGGTGTCTACTGGCCTGGCTGAGTCTCAGTGGCATCTAGGATGCACCCACTGGAGTGGCACTACAATTGGCCTACTTCTTCGTCGGGCCATTATCTATCGGCCTTAAGTGTGCCGAATCTGGCTCAGTGCGAGGGCTTGGAATCGCTAGCTCCAAAGCCGCAAGTCCACTTTGTTTAGTAGCGTGCCATCCGTGGACTGTGGTTGACTGGAAAGCTCATCCCCGCCCCAGTCGTCCGTCATCAGGTGGGTGTGCCTCGGCATCGGCGATGAACCATTCTGGAGCCGTACAAGCATCAACTGAAGGAGGGCCAGGCCCTGCTGGTTCATGTGCACGGTCAGTTCATCGCCTTCCTTGTTGATCTCGAAGGTCAACAGGCGCTCAGGGTTTGACATGAAGCTCGTCTCCAAGAGGATATTTCTTCTTTTCAAGCATACCGTCATAGCCCTTCGCTCGGTTGACATCCACGTGGGGCATCTCCGTTCCGGCCCGGAAAACCTGCACTTCGGGGTCGATGTGATATGAGCGCCCGGTAGAGGGGTTGACATACCCGCCCTTCCCTCCTACCGGGTCTGGGCCGCGTGCGCTGAATCCCTTGGCCCTGAACATCGCGTCGATCTGAGCGGGTGTCTTTCCCTTGAAGGGATTGCCTAGCGTCTTCTTGCCAAACTTTACGACCGTCGCGCCACTTCCAATGACCGGCAGCACTGCGATCGCAGACAAGACTGCGTTCGTGTACTGGCCACGACCCAGGTAGATGCCCGCATTGACCAGATCCAGAGGCTCCCCATACACGGGAACCAGCCCCCCGATGTCCAAGGCGAACTGGATCTTGTCTATGAGGGTGTTGTTGATTCCTCCGAAATCGAGTCCCCCGTTCTGTGCTGGCAAGGTTGGCGGCGGCTTGACCACCATGCCGGGGAACGTCGTAACCGAGGGCTGTCCGCTGAACCCAAGTGGATCGAACAGATTAATGGGGTCGTTATTGGCATAGGCGTAGAGGTTCATCCCGCCAACGGTGCCGACCTGGTCAGGTTGAATGAATCGTCCCAGTGCGGGCGAGTACATTCTTGAACGCAGATGGAGCAGGCCAATTTCCGGCAGCCACAGTTGCCCCGTGTACCCCAGCCGGCCTATCCCCTCCCCCACCTGCTGTCCCCAGGGATCATATCTTGCAGTTGCCTGAAGTCGACCATCTTCACCCGCGCGGGCGACGATGGAGCCACGCTCATCGGCATACAGCCATGAGCGCTGTCCACCTTGATAGATCACGATGGGCTCGTCACCCTTTGGCCCGAACACGATCTTCTGCAGCATGTTGCCATTGGTTTCGTCGAACTCCCCTATCAACTCCCAGTCGTTGTACAGGAATTGTCGCGACACTCTTCCTTCTGTAATGCGTGCGAGACGCCCGATTGCGTCATAGTCGAGGCGCGAGTCTCCCGCCGCCACAAGCCGCCCCTCCGCATCATAGGTAAATGAACGACTGGGATTTCCGATGCTATCTGCCTGTAGATTGCCGGCAGCATCGTGCTCCAGGTCCTGCCAGCTTGAGTTCTCACTCTTCCAAGAACGGTACTGATTCAGCTCATGGGCAGCCCACTCGACCTTGCCCCTCACGATCGGCGCCATCGCGAATCGTGGCTGCGTCACGGCACGGCTTCTGAGCTGTCCGTCCTCATTGAACGCATAGCCAAAACCAATATCCTGATCTTCACCCACTAGATCGTGCATGAGCAGGGAAATGCGCTGATCGGCCTTGTACTCAACTTCCGTCCGAGTTCCGTTCCTGGCAAACGTGGCGCCGGTACGGCGGGAGATCTCATCGTAGGTAAAGCGCGCCAAACTGGCGCCGGCAGCTTCATCGATGCTGCTGACCCGGCCAAGCTGATCGAAGTTGTAGCGCACCCCCGAGCCATCGGGCCAGCGCACTTCGGACCAGCTCTGGCCTGGGCCGTAGCCGTAGCCGACAGAGCGGCCAAATGGACCTGTGCTGCCGCTGAGGCGCCCGAGCTTGTCATACGTCCAATAGATTGAAAGTGCGCTGTTTTCCCCGGGCAGTTCAGCAGACAATCGCCTGCCAAGCAGGTCGTATGTGTAGGCAACACTGCGATCAGCTTCCGGAACATCCTTTTTCAGCAACCTGCCATCAGCGTCGAACGTATAGCCGATTTTCCTACCATCGCGCAGAGTGATGCTGGCGACATCGCCCTTGCCGTTGTACGCGTAGGTCTCCCGAGGAAAGCCCTCCATTTCGACGCTGCAGGATCGTGCAGAGGCATAATATTTACCGAGGTATCGACGCTCCCTCAGTCGGTCAAACCCGTCATAGCACAGCGCCGTGTAGTTCCCTTCCGCATCAATCTGAAGAATCGGCTGGCCATTGGGCGAGTACTGGACCTCCAGAGTCTTCTGCTCCAGCGGTGTACCCACCCCATTGCGGACAGAAAGCACGCGGCCGACGCCATTCAGCGTCATCCTGGAAGTTCTTTCGATGCCATCTACTCGCTTTCGCGTTCCGATGTTTCTACCCGCGTCGTCGTAGTCAAATCGCGTGGATGCCGCATCAATCCCAGTGCTTTGTACCTGCAACCCCCGCGCGTCATACTCTACCGTCTCGCTCAACCAACCGCCTTGGAAGCTGTACGAGATCGCAGTCTGGCGTCCTTCTGAATCGTAAGTGGACTGAGCACGCTGCGAGACCCCTTCGGCTGACGGCCCGGTTGACGACACAATACGGCGCATGCGATCAGGCACCTGTATCGTTAGATCCCCGGCGCGCGCGCCCTCCACAGCAGTGATGTTTCCCACACGATCATAGTAGTACCGAGTCGCCTCTGCGGCGCCATTCGGATCACGTACCACCTCCTTCAACTCGTGGCTGCTTCGGGAGCCTGCCGTCGACGGCATGTAGTTGTAGTCGACTCGAATGAGGTTCTCATCAGAACAGATGAATTCGAACTGCCCCGGGGGGCTCCTCGCAAGGCATGCGTCTTGGCCGACGGGCAGAATCACATCACGTTGCAGAATGTCGGCAGCACCCGGCAATGATGGCGCGGAAGAGCCTTCGGCGGGCGAGAATGACGCATATCTCGTCCTGGTAGCTGCGCGCCTTCCATCTGCCCGGATGGCGTCAAATCGAATTGCTGCGCCGCCGTGTTCCGCATCGTGACGCGTGACTTGCACGCCGCCGCGCGAGTTCTTGGCGGATACAGGCCTATTGCAGAATCGGAAATTGCTTGAGGTGCATGCAGGGTAAAGTGCTGTTTCGACAATTTCTGGGAGGCCTGAGGTAGGCTTTGCCTTATGCCGACGCTCGAGGATGTTGCCACGATCATCAAGCTTGTTCTCGATGCTATCACCCTCAGGGTTCTTGATTGAGGTGAGTCGATAGCCCCTGTAGTCATAGGTGTACTCGGTGCGTGCCCCAGTGCCATCCTCGATGGCTATCGGGTATGGATTCTCGCGCATGAAGAAGTAGCGCGTGACGTTGCCGACGGGGTCGGTAACCTTTGTATCAAACGTGTTTTTATTGATCCTCTCGCTGTATTCGAATCGGGTGACCTTTCCTGCCCCGTCTGCTTGGGACAAAACCTTGCCGAAGTTGTCAAATACGTTGGTGAATGCGTCGGTGCTGGCGCCGGCACGCCGCTCGGTAGCGACATGTCTGCTGTTGATGTCATACGCATAGCTGGTTACTGCACCATTGGCGTCGACGAATTTGCGAAGCCGCCCGCTATAGGGCGGTAGTCCATTTGGACTCCAGCGATCATAAATGTAGCTGACGGTTGCAAGGTCGCCGGTTGTGCAAAGGACCGTGTCGTGCTCAACACAGCTTGACCTGAAGGCAGACGCCGACGTTACAACCTGAGGATCGTGAATGTCTTCATAGGAGAATCGAATGCCATAGCCCCTGCTGTTCACGACCTCAGACACAAGCGCAACTGGGAATTCCTGATAGTTCGCGCTTGGGCGAGTGATGTAGCGATAAGACAAAGACTCGCCGTTGGGCATTTCTAGATAGCGCAGCTGCACACAGGATGCCATCGAGGCGGATGTGACTCCCCCCGCGCTGATGTAACCGCAGGTCATGCTCGTAACGAAATCAAAGTATGCAACGACTCCTTCGCGGCTTCTGAAAGTGAAGCGCCTGTCGTCAGCGTCTTGCTCGAGCGTAGCGCCATCCAGTCTTTTGTTGACGATCTTGCCGGATGACCGTTCGAACTGGTAGGTGCTTCCCAGAAGCACGACGTCGATGACGGGCCAGTTGCTTGGATGGAAATTGAAGGGCGGGCGTCCGTGATGTACCGTGTATTGGCCGCAGTTGCATATCACTCGCCCATCAATGTTGAAGGTAACGCCAGCCTTATTGCCGGACTGAATCCGTGTCAGGTCAATCCTTGAAGGGAATTCGCCGGTGCCAACAGAAAGGTCAGTGTTCTGAAGAGTGAAGAGTCCGCTGTACGGATCCACGCCATTGGCATTTCGAGTTTGATCCAGCGGTGGCGAGTGTGACTCACCGATCCCGATCTCCTGAGCTTGCGCGGCTCCTGCGAGAAACGGGGCCAGAGCTACAGTCATCAATCGTGCCAACGCTCGGGCGCGACTCGCCAAGTGCGGCTTAGGCAACTGATCGGCCGTGGATCGGGAGTCCCCTGCATGCATCTCGGGTTTCATTGTGTCATTCCTTGATTCCGACGATCGCCCCGCCCAGATCGACGAGCTCGACATAATGGCCGTTGGTGCGAATAGCCTGTCCACCCTCGCCGCCTTCTCCTGGCTTTGGGGCCTCGTTGGCCGGAACGCCCCCGTGGTAGCTCGGGCGCCCAGGCTCACCTCGCTTGCCTGCGGCGCCACCTTTACCGCCCTGCCCCGTAAGATTGGGCAAGCCTAGACCGCCATCACCACCCATGCTTCCGGGAAGGCCGGGCTGCGGGCCTGGCTGCACCGTTGATCCTGCTCCCCCAAGGCCGTCTGGATACCCTCCACCTCCACCTCCACCCGGACGGGGGCCGATGATGACGCTCAGGCGCGGGGATGGTGCCCCGCCGCCGCCGCCGCCGCCGCCGCCCATCAGTGCGCCACCCGGAAGCACCTCGACGCGCATTGGTAGGCGAGCAATCACCGCGTCGCCGCCTGGCTGCCCGTCGGTGCCGCTTGTCCCCCCAGTACCACCGTGCCCTTGCACGACGCCGGCGACCTTCAGTGTTACCGAGGTTGCATACTTGTCGGTGGGCCATGTTCCGGAATCAATCGCAGCATTGCCACGAATGCCACGGATGCTCACACCAGGAATGACCTCGAAGACGATACGCGCCGGCTGCCTTCCGCTGTAGCCCGCATACTCTGCAAGACGTCGAAGCGTGATTAGTTGACCGTTAGATGCAGGGACCGTAATCGTTCGTTCAAACAGCTTTGGAGTTGGGTCTACGGGCGTCGGCGGATCGGGCCTTGGTCCAGTCCCTGTCGCGGGACCTGTGGCTGTCCAGTTCCCAGCCTTGTCGTACTCAAATTTGTACTGCCGTCCATCAGCAGGTACGACACTGATGAGCCTTCCAAGGCCGTCGTAGACAAATTCTTCCATTACCTGCCCTTGCGCGCACTCACTAAAGCCCGCCAGGGCTCCCAGAACAATTGAGATGCGAGCGATAGCCGCCTTGAGTGCCCTTTCGTCCATGCCAGCTCCTCTTTGACAGAGTGTCGATTTGGTCGGCGCCGTTGTGACGGGTGTCGGCTCTGGGTGCCATGTCCAATTGAACGATGACTAATTGACAGCGTAATGACGCTCGATGAGCTAGTCGCGAGTTCGAACCTTTGGTGTAGTGCCGGTCAGGTCGCAGGCATGTTGTAATCAGGCGCGTCAGTGACGTGCGGCCCCCAAAGGCGCGGCACCGCTTGAAGGGCCTGAATGCCCCACAAAACGGTCCGGCGCGTACGGCCGCGGAACGCCTCAGCGAATTCTCCTGCCCGGATGCTACCGTTGGCGTTAGGCCGCCCAACTCATAGCAAGCGGTGTATAGGCGCAAAGTAGTTTCCGTTTTCGGTCTCAGGCTGCCTACCGTACCCCCGATAAACATCCCTTATCGCCGCTCCCCGAAGAAAGAGCACCTCAGCTCGCGCTCTGATGCTTGCCGAAACCCAGCCCTACTGGCCAGCCGAAGTTGGCATCACACCCTTTCGCACAATCTCAAGCCTCCCAACATCGCCAACAGGCACAAGCACAGCAGCCTTCCGCGCCGGGTCCCACATCGCATAGGAATCACCAAGTCGACCAATCAGGCTCAGGCCGTCCTGCACCTTTCCGTCAACAGTCACAGCCGTCACGTGCTTGCCGCCCCCAGAGGAAATCGTCGCTGCACGCCCGGAACCAAGCATGCTTGACACTATCGAGACGTAGACCAGCATCACCAAGGCGTAGATCAGCCAAGGGGAATCTTTCACCGCGGCGGGCACCACCGGCGAAAGTTGCACGATCAGCGCACAGATGATCGTCAGAAGAAGCCCTATCAGAAGAGGCCACGTGTTCGACCACCAAAGCAGCAGCCCTAGGCCAGTGAAGAAAAGCATCGGGAACAGCCATGCGAACAGCTTGCTCTTGGAGCTGCCGCTCGTCACCTTTATCTCCACCCAGCCGCCAAACAGCGAGGCCACCAGCATGAGAAACAACACCATGCCGATGCCTGCCAGGCCGGCCAGGGCCAGTTCGCTCACGGCAACGAACTGAAAGGGATCAAGGCCAAAGTGGCCCCAGTACGCCTTCAGATAGAGCGCGCCTTGAATCAAGCCAAACGTGACGACAGCCGAACCCCAGCCAGCCACATCGGCCATCGTTAGTCTTTTCTGCGTACTTTCCATGTACTCCCCCTTTCAAGCGCCCCTGACGCCTCCCGGATAGTGCCATGGCGTGGAGCGCGGCGTCAGCCACATGGTGCAATCTGATTGCAGCTGACCAAGGCTGACCTGAAGGGGCATTGAGGGTTCGCCCCGTCCATCCATTTGTCGCGTCTGCCCTACTCCCGGCCAGAGCATGTCGGTACCGCCACGAAATGTGCGCGCGAATCGGGATCGCCGCCAGCGCTTACAGGCCAAGCCTCTAGCGCCCTTCTCTGCCATGCAACGATTCTGAAAACGTCGAAAGCGGTGACGGGATTGCCCGTACTGTATTGGCATCGTGCACAACCGGGCGTATTCCTTGCGATGCCACCGAAAACCGGTGGTCGGGCCTCGAAATCCCGGTTGTGTAATCGTGACTTACGCTTGCCAGTCGGCACCATCGCTAAGGTGGTGCCGGCTGGTAATCCGTCTGCCGGCTATGGCGGGCGGTGCGTGGAGGCCTTGCGCCTGCCGGTCTGATTGCACGCCGGATTTCGAGCCACGCATCGTCCGCCACCTTTATCGGTGGCGGCTTCTGCCTGCACGCAAGGAGCCACGCCATGACCACGTCTTACTCCCCTGCCCCACAGCCCATCCATGAGGCGCCCTCCCCCGGGCCCGCCGTGGACCCCAACACCCTCATCGCGCTGCTGCACAGCATCGGCTCGGGTGTTGCGGCTAACGGCCAGCCCTGGCCAGAGCGCCATCAGCTGCGTGGCCGGCAGATGGCTTTGGCGGATGTTGATTGCTCACTGACAGGCCTGCGTGTGGTGCTGGAAGTGCTGCTGGCCGCAGAACGCACCCGCCAGAACGGCGAACCGGACCAGTACGTCGGCGACCGGGTGATGGAAGGGCTGATCATGGCCGGCATGGGGCTCGCGGCCCATGCAAGCGAACGGCTGCAGCCGGAAGGCTGAAGGATTGCCCTGGTGAAGTGCACGCTGGTTGTGCGCCCTCCGCGGATAAAGGTGCACCACGGGATGATGTGGGTGCTTTTTCTGGCGCTGGTCGTTGCAGCGCTGATTCATTGGCCAGAGCCTGAAGAGCCAGAGATCCTCGCGTACCGGGGCGTATCCGATGAGACGTTCTCGACGCTGCGCCGTCACGCACTCCGCTTCGCAGAGGCGCGCGCACGGGATGGTTTCGAGTTCCTGGATGGGCCGAACGCAGCGTCTTCCTTCCAGATTCAGTGCAAGGGTGTGCCCGTTCTGTACGTGGAGAGGCAGCAGTCCCTTCTGTTGATCAGCCTGCCACTTGGGGCCGGGCGGCGGGCGCCTGCGATCTTCTACCTGCAGGCCACCCTGGAGTGGCCACTGCAGCCGTTGAGCTATCTACAGCAGTTCCTGGCTGGCGTGCAGGAGCCAACCGTGCAGGATCGATTACTGCTGATGGTCGCTGGCGGCGCGCCTGAGGATGCGCGTTGTGAGTGACGAAAGCTATCGCGCCAGGGCCTCGGCTAGAACGCTCCCCATCACGTCAGACTTTGGCATTTGGCTCACTGGGATTTCGGCTTGCTCAAACCACGCCCGGCCTGCCTCAGGGTGCGGGCCAGTCAGAACAACTTTTCCCGAGCCGTAACGGTACGCGGCGGCGCTTATATCGCCATTTTCGTAGTGTCCAAGCGCCTTGAACCCAGCTGAAGAGGTTTCAGGGAAATAGGGCCCGTCCTGGAAGAACATCTGATCCTGATGCCCAAGCCACTCCACGGCAACGGCGGCGTCGTCAATCGAATGCACCGGGAAGCCGGGACGGCCGACGGCACTGTCCAGCTCTTCGTCAATCAAGCCCAGGTTGTTCGCGTCCGCCAAATACGCGCCCATACATAAGCCAAGGTAGTGACCGCCTTGATCTACGTACGCCCTGATGGCGTTGGAACGCTGCCCCCCTAAAGCTCGAAGAGCCGCTGGGATGTTCTGGCCTCCACCCGGCTGGATGTAGAGGTCGAAGCGCTTCAGGTTTTCAGAGGTAACGTCCAGCGGCTCATCCGGCCCGACGTACTCCACCTGGTACTTCCCCGATGATTCGATCGAGCGTCGAACGGTCTCTGAGCAGTCATCGCATCCCGCCTCGCCACGATAGATTGCGATACGAGGAGGCGTCGCGGATATGGCCGCGCCCGAGATCAGTAGCAGTGATGCCAGGAGTGTGCCTGTCCGCAGGAATTTAGCCACCGAACGATCTCCGCTGGTTCACTGAAAACGTCTGCATGGGATGGTGGTTGAGAGCGGTGGCGGGTGGCCGGATTACGCTGGACTGCGGGTGAATTTGCTCTGAATCCAATGGGCAGAAAGGATGCGGGGGAATTTGACTCGCGGCGGGCAACGCATGGCGTCTTGCCAGCCAGTGGCCAGCACTACCCTTGCGTTGTGGGGGTCCGGGATCGGAATTACCGTGACGCGTCACGCGTGAATGGCGTGAACCACCTACCGGGTATGATGCCGGCTTTCTCGCACTTGCCGCGATGCAGCGTGCGCGTTGCTGTTGGCTACGCGCCGGTGCAGCTGAGACCCCACTTACTCCATGCTTGCTTCCTATTCCCCCTTCATCATCTGGGCGGCCGTGGCCGTTGCCACCGTCGGCCTGCTGTTCCGCCCGTTCCGCATTCCCGAATACGTGTGGGCGCTGGGCGCGGCCGCGCTGCTTCCACTGCTCGGCGCCGTGTCGCTCGGCACGACCTGGCATGCAGTAGCCGAAGGGCGGGATGTGTACCTGTTCCTGATCGGCATGATGGTGCTGGCCGAACTGGCGCGGCGCGAGGGTCTGTTCGACTGGCTGGCGCTGTATGCGGTGCGGCATGCCGGCGGCTCGGGGCGGCGCTTGTTCGATCTCGTTTTCCTGGTCGGCACGATGGTGACGGTATTCCTGTCCAACGACGCCACGGCGGTGGTGCTGACGCCCGCCGTCTATGCGGCATGCAAGGTGGCCCGCGCCAATCCCCTGCCCTATCTGTTCGTCTGCGCGTTCATCGCCAACGCGGCCAGCTTC